GTTATCCACCTCCTATCACCGTCATGTGCTCCAGCCTGGCGATGACTTGACCAATGAAGACCCCAAGGTGGTTGCCGTTGCTACTGCTGCTTGGGCTGACTAACCATGGCAGTACGCGCAAAGGCTGGTGCGTCACACATCACCCACCAGCCGGGTGCTCCAAAGCTGACCAACCAAGGCCAAGGCAAACGCTCACGTCCAAACCATGGCCGCAAAAAGCGCCGTGGTCAGGGCAAAGGCTAGACTTATTCCAAAGCGCTTAACACCATGCCATCCGCAGACGAGAGGCTTCAGTCAAAGCAATACGTCACGCTTGACACGTTGACTGCGGCTGGCGTAACTGAAAACGGGTTGAGCTACGGCGCGCAAGCAATCACCTATCAGGTCACAGTTGCCACCATCGGCACCAGCGTTGTAATCAGATTTGAAGGCAGCCTTGATGGCGTTGATTATTTCAATCTTGATCAAAACAATGCTGACACCACAATCCTCGCAAATGGCACGACTGGCTACTGCCTAAGCGGTTGCCCCGTCAACTATGCCCGTTTGCGGTTGGTCACCATCACTGGCGGTAGCCCATCTGTTGCCACAGTAATTGGCGCAGGCTGATGGCTGCAAACCTACGCACCAGCCTTAAGCGCTCACTGCGCTCCAGCCTTAAAAGCAGCTTGAGCGGTGGCGCCGCAGCCCCAGAGGCAACGGAGTACATCCTTACTGAGGACTCGGATGCCTTGATGTACGAGGACAGTACCTTCATCTATCAGGAAACTTAGGCGGGCTCTTGCTCGTTACAATGGGATCAGCACCGGATCAGCCGATGACGGATGAGCCTGAATCAGTCGGCGGCGTCTTTGTGGCTTCCCTCCCGGCCGCGATCGCCGCTGGCCTGTTCGCAATCGGCGCCTTGCTGATCAACATGCAGATTCAATCGGCACGCATTGAGGCCACGCTTACGCAGATGGCTGCGGCCGTAAACGAGCTGAAGAACGACTACAAGGTTCAGCTGTCCGATCTTGACAAGCGGGTACGCCAGCTTGAGATCCGCAAGTAACCTAGAAGCACATACACATCAACGCCGTGTCTGTTGAAAACGCCGCCATCATTGCCATCGTCATCGCTGCCGGCAGCGAGATCATCGCTATCAGCCCGCTGAAGTCCAACAGCTGGCTGCAGCTTCTGCTGCAGGCTGGTCGCATGATGTTCCCCAAGAAGCGCTGACTGATGGCTAACGCCGCACCGATCACGCTCGAGCAGTTGTTTCGTTTCTATCGAAACGAGCCACACCAAGCCGCTGCTATCCAGCTGCTGGAGCAGGATCTAGCGGTGAACGGCTATGCCGTTGCCATGCGCCGTGATCGGGCATGGTTCCAAACCTGGAGTCAAGACGGCAAGCAATCCGACCTAGCCGCGGCGCTCAAGATCATCAAGCAATTTGAGGGCTCCGATCTTGATGCCTACCCTGACCCGCTGCACGGATGGGACGTGGCAACGATCGGCTATGGAACAACCCGCTATCCCGATGGCCGCAAGGTCAAGCAGGGCGACAGGATCAACGCCATTGAAGCGGACATGATGCTCCGCCAGGAGGTGGACCGCATCGCTGAAAAGCTGCGCACCTCAATCCCCGCATGGGGCGAGATGGCCGATCACCAAAAGTGCGCGCTGATCTCCTTTGCCTACAACCTCGGCAGCGGCTTTTATGGCACGTCGGGTTTTGAAACCATCAGCCGGGAGTTGCGTGCGAAGAACTGGGCTGCCGTGCCCGCTGCCTTGCTGCTCTACCGCAATCCAGGCACCAACGTCGAGGCCGGCCTGAAGCGGCGCCGCGAAGCTGAGGGCAATCTATGGGCTGGCACACAGCCGCAGCGGGACCAGCCGGTGGCCAAGATGAGCCCCAGTAGCGATTTCAGCCGACGCATCACGCCGCACATCACCATCGGTGAGTTTGCGCTGAATCAAGAAGCCCGGCGCTTTGATCATCAGCACCAAGTAGACACGGCCGCTGAGCTGGCTGCATTCCTTGAGCGGGTGCGCATTGCCTTTGGTGGCAAGCCGGTGATCATCACGTCGGGATATCGGCCGCCGGCAGTCAATCGTTCAGTCGGTGGCGCCAGCGCCAGCGAGCACTTATATGACGCGCCCAGTGTCGGCGCAGTGGACTTCTACATCCAAGGCGCAGACATCAACGCTGTGCAGGCGTGGTGCGACAAGGAATGGCCCTACAGCGTCGGCTATGGCGCGCCTAAGGGGTTCGTCCATCTTGGGATCCGCAAGGGCAGGCCTAGGATCCGCTGGGATTATTAGGACCGCATGATCATTCACGATGTCGAGATTGAGCGCCTTTGCCGTGAAGAGGCGCTCATAGTTGGGTGGGAACCTGACCTGATCAACCCGGCCAGCATCGATGTGAGGCTTGGCGAGCGGTTGATGATCGAAGACCCCAAGCACCCCAACCTTGAAATCCTTGGCATCAGCAAGCGCACCAAGGAAGATCCCTATTGGCTCCAGCCGGGCGCCTTCGTGCTGGCCGAGACAATTGAGATCTTCAACATGCCGGAGAATGTGGCTGGCCAGTTTGTGCTGAAGTCCAGCCGGGCGCGCGAGGGCCTGAGTCACGCCTTAGCCGGCTACTTGGACCCGAGCTGGTGCGGCAGCCGTCTTACGCTGGAGCTGCACAACATCCGCAAGCATCACGCGGTGCCGCTGTGGCCAGGGCTGCGCATTGGCCAGATCGTCTATCACCGGATGGGCGGCACCCCGCAGCGCAGCTACGCCGATGTGGGGCACTACAACCACCAGCCCCGCGTTATGCCTAGCTGGGAGACAGCGTAATTAGCGCCGCCACCTTGGCTTGTTTGTGCCTGTGGATCCGCGCCGGCGCTTCTGCCGGGTCATCAAGCGGGATCATCCGGTAGTCATCAATGCCGTGGCTCTCCGCCCAATACTGCGCGGCGATGTGGGTTGGAAATGGCCCGACGTGCCAGATACCAAGGTCAAGGATGTAGGTCATTTCAGGGATGGGTTGCGCTGCTCAGGCGTAAGGCTTGGGTGGTCTTGATCGTCATCATCATTCTCGGGCAGATCCTCGGGGATGTAGTCGTATTCATGGTCGAGCTGGCGGGTCATGGGAGAGGGCACAGGGCGATCCAGTCTCGCCCGTTACCGTTGGTTCAGCCGGGCTTCTGGCCATGCGGGCTTACCTGGTCGAGATCAACGCCAAACTGATCGTTCGCTCCGACACCGAGCCCGAAGATCTGCCGGCCAACATTTACAGCCAGCTGGCGGAGTTCATGCCCAGCGATGACGACATAGTCGACCTTGACGTTTCCGCTTTCCTGTTGCCTGGCCAGGACGATGGAACACCGGATTGAGGAAACGCAGCTAGTCACCCGCAAATCTGCGCGCGATCAGATCCACCTCTCATGGAACTACCAGTGCGCTTACTGCGGCGACGAGCTCGGCAGGAGCCCGACATTGGACCACGTCGTCCCACGGGTAAAGGGTGGAGGGCATCAACGGTCTAATACGATTTCCTGTTGCTTGATGTGCAATTCTCAAAAAGGCCATCGAGAGTGGCAGGAATGGTTTAGGCAACAGGTTTTTTGGACTGCTGCGAAGGAAGAAGCAATTGAGCGGTGGGTTGGCGAAGCCTAGCGCCCCACCATCTGATCGGCGTAGAGCATCGCCTGCCATAGATCTGAGCTGTAGCGGCAGGTGCCGGCCGTGCAGGTGCGGTAATACAGCTCGCCGCCATCAGCAGGCTCCAGCGTCTCCACGATCACGCCAGGGCATCGCTCGACGCTGCTGACTACTTTGGGCTCGGGCATGGCGTAAATACTGCGCAGTTAGGCGCAAACCTGCCACCAGTTTGGCGGCACTCGGGGATGTCAATCTCACACCGGCCGCGGTCGCCAGGTGTCCAGTGGATGCAATCCCAGCACATCACCTTGGCATCGGGCTCCACCGGCCGCGCCTTAGCCTTGAATGCCGCATAGTGCCAGTGGCCGCGCTCCATTGCCTGGCGCAAGTCAACGGTGCCGGTGTCAACCACCAGATGGTGCTCAGGCTTTGGCCCGATTGTGATGTGCGCGTGCCACGTCTGGCTCGACCGCTCGCAAATTAAAAGCAGGCGGCCAGCGTGTAAGGAGATCATTCGTCTTCGCCGTGCGCTGGCTGGTGATAAATACGCTCAAACACCATGCTGAGTGGATCTTGCTCCTGCTCCATGCTGCGCTCAAACACAGCGCGCGCAATCGGATCAGTTTGATCGGCAGCAAAAAACACGTCTGGCCAAAACTTATCTTTCACCACCAGCAAGCTCACCCGTGGGCTGTGGTGCAACACCCAAATCGCCAGGCGATCCAGCAGTGACAGGTTGGGGAGGATCATGGCTCTAGTTTGGCAAGTAACCGGGTGAGATACCACTGGGCCTTTGCGGCATCTTGAGCAGGGTTACCCTTGCCCCACATGCGCAGAAGATACTTGAGCGCCTGCCATTGCAGCGCGCCCAGTATCGGATCGGGCGCGTGCTGCACCGCATCCTCGATCACGTCGATTGCTTCAAAGCGGCCGGCGGTGTAGTGCTCAGGATGATTCACTGGATCGTTCATGCCGTCAGCTCGTCATATGGGGTGGAGACCAGCTGCCAGCGCTCACGCATCACAAGCTGGCCACCTGTCAGGAAGTTGCGCATCGTGCCGCGTGGGATGCCGTGACGGCGTGCCCAGTCCCATCGCTGGGTGACAGTCACGCGATGCGGCATTCGCGTTCGCAGATCACGCAACACCCAAGCCGGCTCAGCATCTACTGGCGGTAGCTCGCCCTGCTGGCGCGCCACCCACCAGACCCAGGTCCCGCCACCGTTGCCGACGCTGATACGACGCAACAGATGCTGATCCTCGAGCTTTCGCATTGAGCGGTTAAGCGAGGCGCGATCGGTGCCAAGCTGCTCAGCCAGATCGGCTATGTCAGGCCAAAACGCTGGGAAAAGCTGCTCCAGCTGCACCAGCACCAGCAGCAGCTCGGGGCGGTAACGGCGCCGCAACTGCGCCAAGAACTCCGGCTGGATCACGCCCACCTCCCGAGCACATATCGACGACAGACGGCAATGCACTGCTGCGCGTGCTTTTCGGCAAGAATGCTTTCAGTGCCACCAATGGCCGTCACGCAGGCAGCGTGAAGTTCTGGGTAGGAGGTGTCCCTACAGTTGGCGGCGATGTCGCGGCAGAACTCCTCCCACAACCCGGTGTAGGTGCCGCAGGTGCGGCCGCTGGAGGCATAAAGCGCGTCGAGCATATCGGCGCGCTGCTGGTCGAGTTGGACGCGGATCATTGTTGATCTTGCAATGCTTGACGAATCATGAGCAACTCCTTGCGGCAGGCAGCAGCCTGCAAGCCATGAAGATTGCCTAGCAGTTCTAGACGCAGATCAAGCAACGAGCACAGCCGCAGCCGTTCATCCTGCTGTCCTGCTCTGTAAAGACTGGAGTCGGTGATCAATGCCTCCAGCTTGGCGCGGTGGTCAGTCATTGCTTTCGGGGGTGGGGATGGCGTGGTGGGGGAGCCAGTGGGTGTAGATCAGCCAGTCGTCGGAATCGCGGCGGCTACCTGCCCATTTGGGATCAAGCAAGATCCAGCCATCAATGAAGTCATCTTCCTTGTGGCCGGGGTGCCAAAACCAGCACCGACCTTCCGCATTGCAATCCTTGGCCCCGGGCAGCCGCTCACTTACCGGCACCGGCTGAATGGCGGGTGTGCCCCAGCGGGCGAGGGCTGCGCGAATTGTTTCGCCGAACTCTTTGGCCGTAAAGCAGCGCCGCCAGCCATGAACCTCGGGGTCCATCTCTTCCAAGGGCACTTCCGTGGCAGCGTCTGCCCATTCTTCAATCTCCTCATCCGTTGGCGTCACCGGCTCTGGCTGGGCCAGGGCGGCACTAAGCCTGCTGGCGGCTGCACCGTATCCATTTAGTAGAAGCCATTCCATCTCTTGCCACCACGGCATCCATGTGAGGGCAGCCTTGGCTTTGGCATCGATCAAGCTGTGCGCCCAGATGCACTCGATCACATTGGCTGAGCGGATCTGGAAGTAGAAGCGCCGCATCTTGGTGGTGGTGGTCATGGCAGTTCCGCAAGTGCTTTTTGGATTACACCGGCCTTCCCCATCCATCCTGTACTAGCGTGTTTAAGCATGTGATCTTTAAAAAGATCAAAAATTGCATTTTCAACAGCGTTTTTTTCATGTCGATTTAATGTGACGCCAAGTAAAAGGCTTACTTCATACAAGGCTTTCATTAAATCGTCAGTGGTCGGTTTTGTCATGGCTTTAGGTTGTTGTGGCAAGCAGGGTGGTTTTGGTGGGCTTGGATGGCTGCTTCTTTGCCGCCGGCATAACCCGCGGCATAGATAGCAAGCAGCGTCACCAGTGCGGTGATGCGGTTGACCCAAGGATTCGTGATCATGATGCAAGCGCCTGACGGACGCGGTAGCGGGTGATGTTGAGGCGGTCTGCAATGGCGCGCTGGCTAAGGCCGGTGCTGCGCAAGATGCGT